ATTTGCTAGCAGCCTTCGAGTGCCCATTGATTATGGTAATGATCAAGTACTTGCAAACGTAAGCAATCTTTATGACGCAAGAGATAATGATTCAGCTTTTTACGTAGCTACTAATTCACTACCTGCTTATGAAATTCAGGCTGATGTTGTTGAAATTGAACAAGAAAGCGTTAGTCTTCTAAATTTTGAAGATTTTGATAGCTTTACAGATCGCTATGCAACCTTTGTATTCTCTTCTCCCGTTCCATTTACAACTGGTGATCTAGTTACTTATTCTGTAGATGGTGAGAATGAGCCCTTCATGCCTGAAGGAAACTATTTTGTTGAAATTCTACAAGATAGAAGAAAGGTTAGATTCTACCTATCTCCTTCTTTCATTAGAAGTAATAATTTTGTAAGATTAGAAGGTGTAACTAATCCTGGTACTCATAGTCTAATTCTTTCTAGTCAATCAGAGAGAGTTATCAAAACTCAAAAAGCACTTGTTAAAATTCCTCTAAGTGGTGTTGGGCAGAATATCAGTATTGAAAATACACCTGCTCCTATTGAGCCCGGTGCAATTGCTGTACTTACAAATGGCGTAAATATCAAATCATATGATTCTGGAGATAGATTTTATCTTGGTCCTCTAGTACAGGTAAATCCTGCTGGTGAAGGTGAAGGATATGACGTAATCAATCCTCCAAATATTCAAGTATCTGATGCTGGTGTATTAATTATTGAACCAGTAGATTTTAATGTTGATCCAGTTGCAGACAGAGCAGTTGTTACTCCAGTATTAGAAGGTAAGTTAGAAAAGCTTCTAATTGATCCTCAGCTATTTGATATTGAAGAAGTATTTTCAATCACAGTTACTGGTGGTAATAGTAGAGGTGCTATTTTAGAGCCAATTTTTGAAAGAACAAACAGATCAATTTTCTTTGATAGCCGTCAAGTTAAGTTTGGTGGTGGTATTGATCCTATTAACGAATTATTGCAGTTCACTACCAATCACAATCTCCCCCGAGGAGAAAGTATCATTTATAACAACAGAGGAAATCAGAGCATTGGAGCCGGAGAAGCAGGAGGAGATAATTTTGGACAAGGTGATTTAGCTAATGGTGGTGTATATTTTGCTGATCCTATCAACAATACTACTATTAGATTATTTGAAACTTTAGAAGATCTAAACGCCGGTATTAATACTGTTGGTTTTACTTCTGATAAAACTGGCTTTGGTATCCAGTCTTTTGATACCGTAACCAGAAACAGATTGGTAGGCGCTACAATTGTTGATGATGGAGGAACATTCACCAATAGAAATCTAAAATTTGGGGCAGTTAATGTTGAGCCAGTATATGATTGGATTGTTTATAAAAACCATGGATTCAATACAGGAGAAACTGTAGTTTATACTGCAGATACAACACCTATTGATCCTTTGGTTGATGGTGAGTCTTACCTAATTTTAAAAATTGATGAGGATAAATTTAGACTATGTGAGTTCGGACCTGAAGATGATCTAACATTTAACTTAGATAGAGAGGAATTTATTTTCCTCCTTGATAATGGTGGTCCACTATCCACACATTCTATTAGATATCCAGACATTGTAGCCAATGTTTCTGTTTCTTTTGGATCAACCATTACTGGTCAAGTTGTAGCAACTCCTTTCATTAAAGGTGGTTTTACACATGTATATGTTGATGATGGCGGAATTTATGGTTCTGATGTTATTAACTTCCAAAGAAATCCAACATTCGATATACAGCAAGGGGAAGGTGCTGTTCTAAGTCCCATTATTAGTAATGGTGTAATTCAAGGTGTAAGCATTCAAAACCCAGGATCAAATTATAGTGGCGCTCCAGAGGTTGTTGTTGAAGATAGAAGTGGCTCTGGTTCAAATGCTTCCCTAAGAGCTGTTATTGTTAATGGTGAGGTTGAGGATGTTGTAATTCTTAACGGAGGACAAAATTATAATCAACTAGAAACCAGAATCACTATTTCAGATACTGGTAAAAATGCTATCTTCATTCCTCTAATCAGACCTCTTCGTGTTAACTCACAGGAGAGATTTGGCTATGAGAATATTGTTAATGGAGAATATTCCATTACTTCATATGATAGAGAAATTAGAGAAAATGTCTATAATGATGTAGGACTTGTTCACTCTCCAATTATTGGTTGGGCTAATGATGGTAACCCAATTTACGGACCTTTTGGTTATGAAGATCCTAATAACATAAATTCTCCTATTCTTGCTGTAGAAACTTCTTATGAATTGGACGCTGATCAAGTACCATTCAGACCATCCTTAATTTCTTATCCAGCTGGATTCTTTATTGAAGATTATCAATACGTCGAAAATGATGCAGTCAATGCACTCGATGAGTATAATGGTAGATATGCAAGAACACCTGAATTCCCCAATGGTGTCTATGCTTACTATGCTGGAATCTCTACAGATACAAATTCCTTGCAAAGGGATCCTGTATTCCCATACTTCTTAGGATCTGAATTTAGAGATGCTCCAATGGATGGAGCTCAAAGAATCTTTAAGCAAGAAACATTTAATTTTGATAATAGAATCTTTAGAAATACCTTCCCTTATGCAGTAGGTCAACCTTTTGCTGGAAGTGAGTTCTTGGATCAATCTTACATTACTGATCTACAAGAAGTCCGAGTAACTGATATCAGACCTGGTAGAATTGATGGTTTGCAAGTTCTAGCTGCTGGTGTTGATTATAAAGTTGGTGATAACATTGTATTCGAAGACAATGAGGATAACATCAGTGCTATTGTAAGTGAGGTTGTTGGTAAGGATATTGTTGATCTTACTGTTGATACTTTAGAATATTCACCTGATCAAGTTAAGGTGATTAAAGTTTCTGATGAAAACGTAAGATTCTATGTTTATCCAGAGCATGAACTACTTCAGAATGAAAATGTGATCATTAGTGGATTAGGTACAGAACTATCTCAACTAAATGGTCCAACATCAATTGATGTAATCAATACATCAATGAGTTTGTTCTCTCCTATTCCTGTTCAGACTGCTGGAATTACAACTGATATTTTTGTAAATTCTATTGTAGATAACGTAGAACCAGAATCCCTAATTTCTGTTGGAGCTGGTGGTACATTTGAAACCATGCAGGTTATCAATGTATTCCCAACTGCTAAAGCTTTGCGTGTTTATAGAACTATTCCATATAGTGAAGAGATTGGTATTGGAACACCAATTCAGGTAAAGCCAAATTATTTCGAGATTCAAACAAGTTCACCTTCATTTGATTCTAGAACAGACGAGGTTTATTACTTCAACCCATTCCAAACAATTGCCGCAGGTATTGAGACTGGATCAGGCGAAGTTCTAAATTATCAAATTGGAAATAGATCTGAAGAGGTGTTTGTTCCTTACGGAAGAATTTACGCACCAAATCATAAATTTAGACGTGGCGAGCTAATTGAGCTAAACATTTATGATAATGATGGATTTAGTCTATTTGCTAACGGAAGTTCACTTGTAGTACCACCCCCAGGCGAAGAGACTGCAGATCTTTATGTTGCTAATGTATATCGTGACTTCATTGGTGTAAAAACTTCTACACAAGGTGAAGAAGCATTCATTACTGTTAAGGGACTTGATAACCCAAGATATAGTATTAGATCCAAGAGATTTGCTGAGCAGGCACTCGTTCAAAGAGTTAGTGCAGAAGTAACAACTTCTGAAGAACATGAATTAGAAAATAATGATATTGTCAATATGGTTGTAAAACCTCTAGGCAATTCTGGTATTGGAACTAATGCAACTGTTAAAGTTGCTTGGAGTCAAAATACTCAAAGTTTGGTTTTTGATCCACGTAGATGCCAACCTTCTGAAGTTGATATTGATAACAATCTAATCACTATCAATGAACATTCATTTGTATTAGGTGATTATGTTCTTTATGAAACTGTCGGCACTCCTATTGGTGGATTAGAAAATAATGAAAAGTATTATGTTCTACCTTTTGATAATAATCGCTTCTTCCTAACAAGAACATATGATGATGTAACTATTGGAAAAGAGCTACCCATTGATCTTACAGGTCAAGGTCAAACTACACATAGATTCAGTAGAGTCAATCCTCAAGTCATTATTACCAAGAATAATGATATTGAATTTGATGTAACAGATGCATCATTGGTTGGTAAAGAGCTAAAGTTCTTCTATGATCCTTCTCTATCTGAAATTTTCTTAAATAACGGAATTGATAGCGACTGGCAAGTCAGTGGTATTGGTACTGCTGGAGTATCACCTGATGCAAGAGTATTTGTAAATTATTCTGATAATAATCCTGATATTCTTTATTATGGTATCGATGTTGGTGGTTATATTTCAACCGCTGATGTTGGTGCTCAAAATAATAACTCAATTGAATATAGAGATAGCATCCTAGCAGGATTCAATGAAGTTTCTGTAGTTGGTCCTACTACTTTCAGATACTCCGTAAATGATGTACCTGATAAGAATTCCTTCACTGCTGGAAGTGATATTCTTGCTTATAGCACAAGATCTACTAATGCTAAAGGTGGTCTAGCAAATACTAGAATTATTAATAGTGGTAATAACTTCTTCACTCTACCTGAATTCTTAACTATTGATAGTGAAGAAGGAAATGGTGGTTCTGTAGTTGGTATTACATCAAATATTGGTAGACCTGCTAATTTGAATATTGTTAATGCTGGTTGGAATTATTCCGCAGACCCAACAATTTCTCCAAGAGGGGAAGTTCAGCCTGTAGTTAATTTTAATGATAGCGACTTTGTAGTTTCTGTTGATATTTTAAGTGGTGGTAAAGGTTATCAAAGTGTACCTCAATCAGTTCTAGTTGATAGCGTATCAAGAGAAGCTGTTGATAACGGTGCAATTGTATTTGAGGTTCAATCAAGCTCTGTTTCTGGTGTTAATATTGAGGTAGCTCCAACTGGACTATCAAGGAATAGTCATGAGCTATTCCCAATTAATAATAGTAATGGCGTTCCAATTATTAGAATTATAGGAGTTGATTCTCAAGCTGGAGTCGCAACCTATACACTTCAAACACCCATTTTTGGATTTAGTGAGACGCCATTTGAAGTTGGTGACGAAGTATTCATTGAGAATATCTATTCTTTGAATAATACTGTCACTAATCTAAACACAGCTCAAAACGGATATATTTACTCAACTGTTCTTGATTTTGACGAGAACGCAAATCCAAATAGAATTACAGTTCAATATCCCCAAGGATCCAATATTGCAATTGGAGCTACATTCCAGAATGCTGTTTCTTCTATTGCTAATAGAAAAATTCTACCTCAATTTAGAGTAAATCAAGAAACTGCTATTTTTGTTGTTGGTGAAAGACTATCTGTCTTTACACCTCTAGGAACTGTTATTGAAACTGATCTTATTATTACCGAAAGTAATACTAACTTCTTCAAATTTAGAGGAAGTTATGATCTAGCAGTTGGTAATAAAGTAAGAGGTAATGTTAGTGGAGTTATCGTAACTATTGCATCAATTCGCAGTAATGAGGTAAGATTCGAGACTTCAACTATTTCCCGCACAAGTAATGGTTGGCAGGATAATATCGGATTCCTTAATGACGATAATCAAGCTCTACCTGATAATGATTATTACCAAAATCTATCTTACTCAATCAAGAGCCCAATTCCTTTTGAAACATTAATTGGACCAGTAAACAAACTAGTCCATCCTTCTGGTCTCAAAAACTTTGCTGATACATCTTTTGAAACTGTTTCAGATGTAAGTTTCGGCTCTACCAGTAATACTTCTATCACACTTGATTTCCTAGGTCTAACAGACGTAGCTCAAACACCTTTGCGTGTTGATAGAATTAACTATTTTGACTTTGCTTTTGATCAGAATGTTATCTTTGGTACTACTAATGCAATTAGGTTGCAGAGTAGAACACCTAACAAGAGACTAACAGATTATATTGAAGTAAAGACTAATAGAGCTCTATTACATGATGATATTAGCTTTGCATTCCTAGATCAGGATAATGCTACTGAACAACTACCATTTGTTGAATTCCCTGTAATTAATCAACAGCTATTTGCTCGCGGTGTTCTACAAGCTAGAAATCCATTTACTGATGAAATTCAGTTCACTGAAAGTGTCTTCCTTTTTGATTCTAATGATGCATTTACACTTCAAAAAGCTGAAGTTAGTGATATTCCAGAATTTGCTGCTCCTTATGGTAAACTAGATGGAATTGCGTTTGGTAGTGAATATTCACTAATTTACAATGTTGATAGAGAATACCAACTCTCTATCGACCTAGACTTTAAACTTTATATCAATTCATTTACTGGTGGTAGTGGTCCAAATCTACAACCATTAGAGCTTGGCTTTATTCAGCTTTCCGGTGATAACGTATTTGTTAACCAAGGAAATACTGAAGAAATTTACAATGCAGGAACAACCGATACTACAGATTCTGTTGCCCTTTATGTTCAGGTCAATGATCAAGCTGGTAGACCTTCTTATTATGAGGTTTATGGATTTAGATTGGGTGGTGATACATATCAAGCCATCTACAACTTTGACTCACAAAACTTCTCCGGCTATAGTGATCTAACAACAGACAACTTCGAAGTTGGTATTGGTACACAAGGTGAACTAACAGTTGACTTTACTAATGATAGTTCAAACAATTTTGTTCAAATTCTAACTAAATCTCACAGATTTAGAGAGAACTTTGTTGGTGTTCAAACTTACAGATTCTTGGCTGAAGGACAAAATCCTGGTGGCGAAGAGAGCCTATTCCTAACTGGAACACGCTCACTTGGTGCAGTAGGTGATCCATTCATTGATATTATCAATGTAGACGCTTTCAGAGTCCAGTCAGTTAGAAGTGTCGTTTTCATCAAAAATGAAACTGATAACTATGGAACCATTCAACAGTTGATGTCCGTCAATAAAGTTGACCAAGGTTTATTTGATACTTTCACAACACAATATCCATTCATAACTGAGGGAACAGAAGAAATTATAACTAACCCAGATGAAGTTGGTATTGGTACTTTCGGTGCCTTTATCGATGATTCTGTACCTAATAACGAGAGGTTTATTCTTAGATTCTATCCTTATGCCGCTCTACCAAATCCTGGTACACAAATTGAAATTACTGGCTACCATGAGTGCTTCTATAGACAACTTGATTTTGTAAACTACACAAATACACCATTAGAATATATTAACAATGAGGATACTTATTATCTAGAAAGATATATTGCCCCTAATGGTCGAAGAAATGACACACGTAGATTCCCTCTAACCTATAGAGGTATCCCAATCTATAAGAAGGTTTTCAACCCCAACTCTCAAATCATTCCAGCCCCTGGTGATGATCCAGCTTTAGTTGTATTCTCAATCAGAGAGCACTTCTTTAGCACTGGTGAGGAATTGATTTATGAACCTGGAACAATTGATTTTGGAGGAGAATTCTCACCTATTCAGGTAACTGTTCCTAGTAAGGGATTAAACACACCATTTGATCTACCATCAATTGTTTATCCTGTAAAGAGAGATCTAAACCGCTTCTCAATCTCTACCTCATTTGCTGATGCTAGCAATAATATTTTCTGTGATGTAGTTGATTTTGGCACAGGAAATGGTCACAGCTTTGAAATGGTTAAAAAGCTAGAGAAGAGTGTAATTACAATCGATGGAGTTCTACAAGCTCCTATCGCACCCGCTCTTCTCTCATACGAACTATCTGATGTAAATGTTGGTGTTGATACAACTTTCATTGCTCTTACAGGTATCGGCACACTCTCATTTGGTGACCTACTTCTAGTTAATGATGAATATCTTGAAGTTGAAAATGTAGGATTTGGTACTACAACTGCAGGTCCTATTACTGGAACTGGAACATTTAACATTGTTGAGGTTGAAAGAGGTGTAGTTGGTTCTATTGCAACAAGTCACACAGTTGGAGATACATTAGAGCTTTGGAGAGGATCTTTTAATATTGTTGGATCTGATATTATCTTTACTGAATCTCCAAATGGTAGAGGAAGAATTATCATCAATGATAGTAATATTGTTGAAACCAATTCTTCATATCAAGGAAGAACTTTCCTTCAGCAGCAATACGATCAAATTCAAGTTTATGATGATATCAGCCCTAGATTTGATGGTTTAACAAATACCTTTGACTTAACTATTAATTCAGGTCAACCGGCAATTGGTAATGATCGTCCTGGTAGTGCTGTTCTCCTTATTAACGATGTCTATCAAACACCTCTAACTGATAACAACCCAGGAACTGATGGTAGACCAAATAATTATGAGCTTAGATCATTCCCAGCTACTGGTCCTGGTATTACAACCGTAGTATTCACAGGTATCCAATCTAGCAACGGGGATCGTATTGAGTCTGAATTTGATATCAACCAAAACCAAATTCCTAGAGGAGGTTTAATCGTTTCCTTAGGATCTACTCCTGGACTCGGTTATGCACCCCTACAAGGCGCTAGATTGCGTGCTTTTGTAGATGGTACTGGAGCAGTCGTAGGTGTTCAGAAGACTGATTACATTGGCGTACAGACGGCAGTGAGATGGGCTACTTATGATAATAGAACTGGTGATCTAGTTGTATCTGCTGTTGGTGATGCCGAAACTGCTGCTATTGCAGTTTCAGATGCTGATTATAACAATGTAAGCGGTACTCTTGTAGTCACTACTGCTCAGAGTCTAGCTGGTATTGGAGTTAGCAGAAACGACATTGTTGTTCTTGCTGATCTAAACTTTGAATGTTCATCTGGTGGTGCGCCTTCTCAGCAACTATTCCCTGATGAAAATGATACATTTATCGTTAATCAGATTATTGACGATAATACATTTAGAGTAGATGTTGGACCATCCACAATTCCTCACACCTATATTAGCGGTGGTACATTCCAAAAGTTTGCACCATTTGAATTTGGTCTTGAGCATCAAAATCCAAAAGCCACTTATCTAAGTGGATTAGGTTTCACCTGTGATTCTGGTACTAATAATCAGTTTATCTTCCCTGATAAGCCAGGTGGTTTTGGTTTCAATGGAGCAATTAATGCTGCTCAATTTAGTATTCCAGTTGGAATTTCTACCATTGAGCACTTCTATGATCCAACTATTTCAGTAGGTGTAATTGGAGAATACAATGTTCTAAATGGTGGTTCTGGATATAGAGGAACTGTAGACATTCCAGTCATTGATCCTAATGGTGTTGGTGTAGGTGCATCTATCATTGGTATTGCAACTGATGGTGGTATCCTTGATATTCAAATCATTGAGCCTGGTAGTGGATATAGTGATGAGCTATTCCTAGATCCCCCAACTCCTAATTATTCAAATCTACCAACAATCGGTGCTTTCAGAAGAAGTATTGGTGTTACAACAATTACAGGTGTAAACCTATTTGTAACATGTGAAGTTGGTAGTGCAGCAACTTCTGTTGGTATTGCATCCACACTACTACAAGTAAGAAACTTTGAAATCACTAATCAAGGTTATGGATTCTTCCCTGGTGATGTTATTGAAGTTGTTGGTCTAGTAACTGCTTTCGGGCTTTCACAACCCATAGCACCATTCCAACTAACAGTTATTGACACATTTAGTGATAATTTCTCAGCTTGGAGTTTCGGTCAACTTGATTATATCGATAGCATTCAAGAACTACAAGATGGTGAAAGAACTAGATTCCCATTACAATATGAAGGCGATCTTCTATCTTTCGAAAGAGGATCTGGTGAAGATTCTCAATCAATTGATTTGGATTCAATCGTCCTAATCTTTGTTAATTCAGTTCTACAAGAGCCTGGAAAGAGCTATGTGTTTGAGGGTGGTACATCCTTCGAATTCTTCTTACCACCTCTACCACAAGATAGAATTGATGTTTACTTCTACAGAGGTAAAGAAGGAATTGATTCTGTTGTATTTGACGATATTAACGAGACCGTTCGTGAAGGTGATGATGTTCAATTACTCCAGAATCATGCCCAAGACGGCGCTGCTCGTAAAACACAGAATATTAGAAGAGTAACTGAAATTCTTTCTTCAGATACAGTTGCAACTCCTCTATATCTCTCACGCGGAGATCTAACTTCTATTGATCCTAGACCTCTTGCTTGGGATAAGCAAAAGCGTGATGTGTTCATCTATGGCGAGGCAAAGGCTAAGACTAGAGATTCTATTGAACCAATCATTAGACCAACTGCTAAGATTATTAGAACAGTTGATTCGTTATCAAGAACCTTCTATCTAAACACAGCTGAACTATTTGTTTATGAAAATAGTTTCCTAGCTCCACCTCCCGCGCCTGACTTTAGCTGCAGAGTCTATCAAACTATTCCTAGTGAGTTTAGACCAGCTACTGCATCTGCAATCGTAACGGGTGATGAAGTTACTTCTTACATTATTACCGATCCTGGTATTGGCTATCCTTCTGCTCCTACAATCTCTGTTTCAGCTCCTGTAGGATATGCACAGACTCAAGCTGATAGTAGAGCAACTGCTACAGCTACCATTGATGCAAATGGTTCTGTAACTTCTATTACACCTGTCGGACTTGGTTCATTCTATGATGATTCTAATCCTCCACGAGTTCTAATTGACGAAAATCCAATTGATTATGAGGATATCCCAAGAGTAAATGTAGTTCAAGGTTTCTCTGGTATTATTACTGGAATCACAACCACAGCTGGTATTCCTGGAGTTTCAACTCAAGGTTTACAGATCCAATATAAAGTTCCAGTTGGAACTATAACTGGAGATTTGGTAACCGGAGATGCTATTGTTCTACTCAATACAACAGTTGGACAAGGCGGTGTTGGTATCGCAACTACCTCAACGACTGCTAATCCCGTAGTTGTTGGTGTAGGTTCTGAATTCCTAGACAATGTTTACGTTGTAAGCTCTAATACTGGTATCGGTATCAGAGGTGTAATGGAGGTTCAACTAACCGGTACTGATTTGACTGGCGTTGATAATACCTTTGGCGAAGACATTGGTAACTTCAGTTGGGGTAGATTTGATCAAATGGATAGAAGTATTGAAGCTTCTCTCAACTATGATGTTGATGGAACTGAATACACTCCCGGAATGGAAAACTATCCAACTGTAGTAAGGACTTCTACCGGATTGAGAAATAAGGGGGGTCTCGGCAGACTGGTATAAATAAGAAATAAAGAACTTTATTTCTTTGAACGTTATAAGATGGCTGCACTAATTACTGATGATTTTAGGCTCTTTAATGCCGACAATTTCATCGAATCTGTAACCGATTCAGACAACGCATATTACATCTTTGTCGGTCTTCCTAACCCCACTGGCGTCCCAGGCGCTTCTAATCCGGGTTATGGAAGAACCGGCACTTGGAATGATGATCCTCCAGCACCCATTGATAACTTTGCGTATCTAAGACATACCTACGATACAATGATGTATGGTAGGAGGATTACCCCTGCAAACGTTCGTAGAATTATTAGAAAGATTGATTGGGAGCGTGGTCAGCGCTACGATCAATATCGTGATGATTATAGCGTGTTTAATACAGCTCCTAATACAGGATCTGCTAGACTCTATGATGCTAATTACTATGTTGTAAATAGTGATTTTAGAGTCTATATCTGCCTAAGCAATGGTGGTAGTGGAATTAATCCACAAGGTAATGCATCTGAGGATGAGCCAACTTTCGTCGATACTGAGCCAAGTGCAGCTGGTAGCAGTGGAGACGGTTATGTTTGGAAATATCTCTTTACTATTTCACCAGCAGACGTAATTAAATTTGACTCAACAGATTTTATTACAGTACCTAATGATTGGCTAACATCTGATGATCCACAGATTGCTTCTATTAGAGAAAGTGGTAATTCAGAACTAAATGATAGCCAAATTAAACAAGTCTTTATTGATAGAGAAGGACTAGGATATTCTGGTGGTCCTGGTCAAGATCTTCCCATTATTGGTGATGGAGAAGGTGCAAGAGTTATTGTTGATGTAACTCAAGGAAGTATCACCAGAGCTGTTGTTTCTAGAGGTGGTAAAGGATATACTTGGGGACAAGTAGATCTAGGAACAATCAACTCCAATGCTGGTCCTTATGCTAAATTGGATGTTATTATTCCTCCCTCTCTTGGTCATGGTTATGATCTCTACCAAGAACTAGGAACTGATAGAGTACTTCTCTATGCAAGATTTGATGATTCATCACAAGACTTCCCACTTGATACTGAATTTGCCCAGATTGGTTTACTAAAGAATCCATTGGTAAATGGATCACCAGATGTATTCACTGCTAATAGCTTTGTTGCAACTGATTCTATCAAAATCAATGCTGGATTTAGTGGTGCAATTGAGCCTGGTGATGTAATCATTCAACAGAATAATAATGTTGTAACAAAAGCTTATGCCGTTTCTTATAACGAAGAAACTACAGTTCTTAAGTATATTCAGGATAGATCTTTGTATCTAAATCCTGATACTGGAGATAGCACCGATTATGTTGGTATTTCTACCGAAGGTTATAAAGCTCCTTTTGAAAGAAATGGTGGAGATATTGTAAAACAAGGTGGTGGTTTCGTTGGAACTATTGATACAACATTCACCGGATCTACAGTTACTATTGGTGATAGAGTAATTGAATTGGGTGTTGAGTTTACAAACGGGCTCGCAGAATCCGAGATAAATAAACCAAGTGGAGAAATTCTATATTTGGACAATAGACCTGTTGTGCCAAGAAATCCACGCCAAAAAGAAGACGTAAAAGTTATTTTGGAATTCTAATCCATGGCTCAAACCAATCTCGATATTTCACCATATTTTGATGATTTTAATCCTGAATCAGACTTTTATAAAGTCTTGTTCAAGCCAGGATTTCCTGTGCAGGCTAGAGAGCTAACAACTCTTCAGTCTATCCTTCAAAATCAAATTGCTTCTTTCGGTGAGCATTTATTCAAAGAAGGTTCAGTTGTAATTCCTGGAAATATTACATATAATGCAAACTACTCTTCTGTTGCAATCAATCAACAGCAGGGTGGTATTGATGTATCTCTTTATATCGATCAATTGGTTGGTACTATTGTTAGAGGAGAACTAACAGGTATCAGAGCTAAAGTTATTAACTATTTGCTACCTCCATCTGATGGCGTAACTTCTCCTACTCTTTTCCTTCAGTATATCAATAGTGGTACTGATGAGCAAACTTCTTCTTTTGGCGACAACGAAGCAATTATAAATGAGTCAGCTATTACCTATGGTAATACAACTATTAATGCAGGAACAGTAGTTGCAACTTCTATTTCTATTAATTCTACTGCGATTGGTTCTGCAGCCAATATTGCTGAGGGAATTTACTTCATTCGTGGAACTTTTGTAAGAGTTGGTAATAGTACAGTTGTATTAGAACCTTATAATAATCAGCCAACTTATAGAGTAGGTCTACAAGTCAATACTCAGATTGTAACAGCAGGTCAAGATTCTTCCCTTTATGATAATGCAAAGGGATTTAATAACTTCTCAGCTCCTGGTGCAGATAGATTAAAGATCACTACAGAGCTAATCAAAAAGCCAATCGATGATTTTAATGATACAAACTTCATTGAGCTTCTAAGATTAGAAGATGGTGAAACTAAAATTCTAGAAGCTGATACAAATTATAATATCATCAGAGATTATCTAGCACAAAGAACTTTTGAAGAATCTGGTGATTATGTTGTAAGAGGATTAGATGTAACTATTGATGATTCTCTAAATGATGGAATTGGTAATGGTGGTACATATACAGTTAATCAATTAACTCAGCAAGGATCAACACCATCTGATGATCTAGCAATTATTAAAGTTGGTTCTGGTAAAGCATATGTTCGTGGTTTTGATCTAGATAATCCCGGAACACAGAATCTAGATGCTCCAAAGCCTAGAACTACTGCGGCTATTCCATCAGTAAGCGTCCCATTTGAAATGGGAAGCCAATTTATCGTAAATAATGTTGAAGGAACTCCCGCTATCATCCTTGATGATGATAACAACATTATTGAACTTTATAATGGTAGATTAGATGCAGCCAGAAATGTAACTGGAGATCTAATTGGTCTAGCTAGACCTTATAGCTTTAGTCTAGAGGATTCTCCTTATTTGGGTGCTAGTACTCCATGGAATCTATATCTATTTGACGTACAGTTCCTAACAAGACTTACTCTAAACTCACCAACAACTGGTCTATCTTCTCAATTTAGAGTAAGAGGACTAAGTTCTGGTGCTTCTGGATTAATTTACGGAACTCCAACTGGATCTACAGTTGAACTTATTGAAGTAAGTGGTGAGTTTATTCAAAATGAAGAGCTAACAATTAATGGCTCATCAACAACACCATTCAGAATTCTAGGTGTTGAAACAGCTAATGCTTCTCAAGTAAGATCACTATTCCAAGATTCTCCATCTGTTATTCCTGGTCTTCAGGCTCAATTCACAGCTGAAACAGTACTATATGAAACCATTGTTGATGGTTTTACCGCATCTGATGGATTTAATATTGATACTGCTGGAAGATGTGTTTCTCCTGGTAAGAACTTCTCTCGTTTCAGAGTAGGAGACATTGTTGCATGGCAAGATTCTACCCAAAACAATGGTAGAATCAACTACAACCGTGTTCTTTCTATTGCGGGAGATCAACTATCCTGTCAGCTAGAGGCTGTTGAAGATGTAGATGGTGTTAATAATGGTGCATTACCATCTGCTGATATCTCAAATGTAAGGTTGAGAAGAGAGGATAGCAGAATTCTAAATGATGAGAATTCTTTCCTTTATACCGTTATGGAAGAGAGAAATCTTTCTTCTGTAAACTTAGGTCAATCTTCCTTACTATTTAATACACAAATCAATAATCTTGCAACTGACGGTGCAGGAACGCTTTCGATTCCAAATACTTCTATTGGTGTTGATAATTCTTTCTTTGTCGCTTTTGATCAAGAAAGATATAGTATTCACTATTCTGATGGTGCTGTAGAAACTATTTCTGCTAATCAGGTAGTAAATGTTGATGGAACTGAAATTGTCTTCAATAATCTAAGAATTAGTGAAGCCAACATTACAGTTAATGTAACTGCTGTAAAGAATTCTATTGTCTCCAAGGCAAAAGTTCTTCAAAGAAGCAGAGAATTTGTAGTTGATAAATCTCGTGACGGTATTCAGAATGTTGATTTCGGTCTAACATTCAATCAATTCTATGGACTTAGAATTGAAGATGAAGAAATCTCACTAAACACAAGTGATGTAACTGGAATTGTTGCTGTCTATGAATCATTAGATAGTTCTACAGCAGTACTAGATCAATTAGGATTTGTTGTTGGATTGGATTTGGATTCAAATGCAATTCCTGGTGAAAATATTGTTGGTCAAGTAAGTGGTGCTGTTGCTAGACTAGTAAGCACTCCTACAGAATCAACTGTTAGAATTGTTTATCTAAGCCAGAACAGATTTGAAGTAGGTGAAGCAGTAACATTTACCGAATCTGATATTGTAACCAACGTCCAATTGATTACAGAAGGTAATTATAATGATATTACTGATAAGTTTACCTTAGATAAAGGACAGAGAGAGCAATTCTACGATTACTCTAGACTTGTAAGAAAGAAGAATGTTTCTGCTCCTAATAAAAAGCTATTAGTAATTTATGATAGATTCTTTGTACCTGCTAATGATAGAGGTGATTTCTATACTGCAAATTCTTACGATGAGTCTACATTCAATGGACAAGTTCCCATTCTACAAAATGGAACTGTCCGTGCTTCAGACACACTAGACTTCCGTCCTCGTGTTGTAGATTTTAATAGTCTAACCAGCTCACCATTTGATTACTCAAGTAGAACATTTGGAAGTGCAGGTTCGACTTCCACCTTGGTAATTGCTCCTAATGAGCAAATGGGCTTGGGTTATAGCTTCTACCTTGGTAGACAGGATAGAATTGTACTCAATACATTGGGTGAATTTAAGATTGTCCAAGGAATTCCTGCTGCAGATCCAGAACTACCTGCAACTGCAGAGGGTGCAATTGAAATTGCAAGAGTTCTTTATCCTCCATATCTCTATAATGTAGATGATGCTCAGATCATCAATATTGATAATCGTCGTTATACGATGAGAGATATTGGTGAACTTGAGGATAGAATTGAGAACCTCGAAGAAGTCACCACTCTATCACTACTAGAAAGAGAAACAGAATCTCTACAAGTTGTAGATGCTGATGGAAACAACAGATTCAAAACTGGTTTCTTTGTAGATGATTTCGACAATACTGAATTCATTGATTATGAAAATGAAGACACTTCTATCGATGCAGATGTTGAAAGAAGTCAGCTAGTAGCATTTAATGAATTTGCTACAGCTCCCCTTCGTCTACAACTACAATCCGGTATCGATCAAAATGCTGTACAGTTAAGCAATGATCTACCTCTAACTGATCCTGCTACAACTAAAACTGGCGATCTTGTTACCTTAAATTATAATGAAGTACAGTGGATTAATCAGCCACTAGCTTCTAGAAGAGAAAATGTAAACCCATTCAATGTTATTCTCTACACAGGTGGTGTTACATTAACTCCAGCTTCTGATGACTTTGTTGTTACTAGAAATATTGGTAACAGAAGAATCGATACTTTCGGTAACCAGAATGCTCAAGACTTCAATAGAACTTTTGTTGAGAGTATTGAAGTAGCTCAGTTCATGCGTTCTAGAAACATTGGCTTCTCTGCTAATGGTCTAAGACCCAATACACAGTTCTTCCCCTTCTTTGAAGGTCAGGCTGGTATTGACTTTATTCCTAAGCTAATTCAAGTCAATATGAGAAATGGTTCTTTCCAAATTGGAGAGACTATTAGAGGATTTAATGGCTCATCTGAAGTATTCAGAGCTAGAGTAGCTGCTCCTAATCATAAAACAGGAGCTTTCAATGATCCTGAAAGAACTTATACCAATTCTCCATATAATCCAGATCAAACTATTCCAGATAATTATTCTGCGTCTAGCGTCATTCTAAACATTGATATCAATGCTCTAGCTGATATTAGTGATAATAGATTCTTTGGTCTTATCGGAAGTAATGTTAGATTAGTTGGAACCAGCAGTAATGCTGTTGCTGATATTACTGGTCTATCTCTAGTCACCGATGGTTTTGGTGAGGTACAGGGAGCTCTATTCTTCCGTGATCCTTATGCAACTCCTGGTCCTAGATTTAGACTAAGAACAGGTCAAAGAACATTTAGACTATCTTCTAGCCCAACAGATGCTACACCTGTTCTAGGAACCACATCAGTAAGTTTCTGTGAAACTAATTTCACATCTGGCGGTACCATTTCTAATAGAAGAACAGAATCTGTAACTATTAGAGATCTTCCTCCCCCACCAGCTCCAATTATTATTGATAGAACAGTAACCAATAGAATCACTGAGTTTATTGATAGAACTGTAACTATTAATAGAACTATTAGACAAACTGTTGTTCAACCTGTTCAGCAGGTTATTAGAGAAGTCCGTGTTCAAAGAGCTGACCCACTTGCACAAACATTTACTGCTGATGAGACTGGAGCATTCCTAACATCTCTTGATCTCTATTTTGCAAGCAAGCCATCAACACAAGATAATCTAACAGTTCAGATCAGACCAACACAGCTTGGAACGCCAACTCTTCAGTTAGTACAAGATTTTGCTGAGGTTGTTCTAAGTCCTGATCAAGTTAATGTTTCTGAAGATGCAACTGTTGCAACTAAAGTAGTTCTCCCATCTCCACTATTCTTGGAGCCTGGTGTTACTTATGCAGT